ATATAGGAACACCCCCCTTTGGAGTCCCATAAGTACCTGTTGTAAAAAAATTTTTTTGGTATATATTCGCGCTAACGGTTAATAACCTGCGATACCATGAATGACTTTGACGATAAACCCTGAACTGGGAGTTCCTTTGGATAAGGAAGAACCTAGTCTTGATCTAAAAGATCGTGTAGAGGCCGCTAGTAATACTGCTTTAGAGCTTGAAGAGCAGGGTCTGGAGATAGAAATAACCAAGGAGGACAAGGATGTTGCCTCCAAACTAGCTATTGCCTACGCAGATAACCCCGAAAAGACCTCTAAGAAAGCCTCCCACAAGAACATCTCAACCCTGACACCCGCCTCACTGCTATTAACCAACAGTATATTGCAGGAGTTTGGTCAATCTGTGGTTGACAGTGCGTTGCAGGTACGCCATCTGGTCACAAACAAGCTGTTGTTGGAGTCAGAAAACGCCGATCCACGGGTACGCATACGTGCTTTGGAGCTATTGGGTAAGATTTCAGACGTTGGATTGTTCGCAGAGAAGTCTGAAGTGACAATTACCCATCAATCCACGGACGATTTGCGTGAGAAACTACGCAGTAAGCTGGAGAAACTGGTAAATCCGGTGGAGGAAGAAGAGATAGAGGATGCAGTGGTGCTGGACGGCGAGGTATTGGACGTGGATGCCGAACTCAGACTGCTGGATGATGACGAAGAATATGACGATGACGAAGAATGTCCGAGCCAGCCTTAGATTTTACTGAGCAGGAAGTCCAGACCATGCTGGAAAACCTCGATATCTACACAGCAGACGAGGTAGTGGAGATTGATCGGCTGGTTGATGAGCTTGCGGCTCGCAAAAAGAACAAAGATGCATTTGATGACCTGATTGAATTCTGTAAACGGATGCAGCCAGACTACATTGTGGGTAAACACCACCGTATGTTGGCCGATATGCTTATGGATATTGAGCGGGGGGACAAAGATAGGATATGTGTAAACATACCACCACGTCATGGTAAGTCCCAGTTGGTGTCAATCTACTTCCCAGCGTGGTTTCTGGGGCGAAATCCCAACAAAAAGGTGATGATGGTGTCACATACTACGGATCTGGCGGTAGATTTTGGCCGTAAAGTCCGTAATTTGATCTCAACAGACGATTATAAGGCAATATTCCCCACGGTAAGCCTTGCAGCCGACTCTAAATCAGCCGGTAGATGGAATACCAACGTAGGTGGGGAGTATTACGCGTGTGGTATAGGCTCATCCATCGCGGGTCGTGGTGCTGACTTGCTGCTGGTAGACGATCCTCACTCGGAACAGGACGTAATCAACGGGAACTTTGAGGTTTTTGAGAAAGCCTACGATTGGTTCACATTTGGTGCTCGGACTCGTCTGATGCCCGGAGGTCGTGTGGCGATTATCCAGACACGCTGGCATATGGATGACCTGACAGGGCGTGTAACCAAGGATATGGGGCAGAATGAGCTTGCTGACCAGTATGAGGTGGTGGAGTTTCCCGCCATCCTCGATCTTATGGACAAAAAAGGGAAGGAAGTACAGAAACCCCTGTGGCCTGAGTTCTTTAATCTGGATGCGTTGCTGAGAACCAAGGCATCCATGCCGACTTTCCAGTGGAACGCACAGTATCAGCAGGAACCGACAGCAGAAGAAGCGTCAATAGTTAAACGAGAGTGGTGGCAGACGTGGGGTGACGATGATCCTCCACCTTGTGAGTATATTATCATGTCACTGGATGCCGCAGCAGAGAAACATAACAGGGCTGACTATACAGCCTTGACCACATGGGGGGTGTTTCTTAACGAAGAGACAGATGCCTACAATATTGTTTTGTTGAACAGCATAAAGAGAAGAATGGAGTTTCCTGAACTGAAAGAGCTTGCAATGGACGAGTATGCCGGGTGGGAGCCAGATGCATTTATTGTGGAGAAGAAGAGTTCAGGCACAGCCCTCTATCAGGAAATGAGGCGCATGGGATTACCAGTGCAGGAGTATACCCCTCACAGGGGATCTGGTGATAAACTGGCGCGATTGAACTCAGTAGCTGACATTGTAGCGTCAGGATTGGTGTGGGTGCCTACAACTAGGTGGGCTGAAGAGGTGGTAGAAGAGATTGCAGGATTTCCCTTTATGAGCCATGATGACTTGGTTGACTCCACGGTGATGGCATTAATGAGATTTAGGCAGGGTGGGTTTATTCGTCTGCCAAGTGATGAACCGGAAGAAACAATCTACTTTAAACAACGTAGAGGCGGGTATTACTAATGGCGATTGAGAAAGGATTATATTCTGCTCCTCAAGGTATGGAAGGCGAACTGCTACCTGAAGAGGGAGAACAGGGGTTAGAGATTGAGATCGTTAACCCTGAGATGGTAACACTGGATG